GTTGAGCGCCCGTGCACCCTTGATAGGGAACGCAAGGCGATCGACTCATTCGTGAGGACTGACGGTGAGCTCCTCCACCTCCCTGCAAGGATCGACCCCAAAAGGGCGAAATCCTTCGAGCAGATGGCGGGAGAGCTCTTCGGGCCCATGTTCGCACGACTCGACAGAGTCATTGCTGAGTATGGACTAGTCCCGAAGCACGGGCCTGGAGCTGTCGCTGAGCGCCTTTCACAAGGCGAGAAGCGACAGTACGCCTACTGGCCGGAAGCACTCGAAAGTGTATTCCCGGCCTGGAGGTATTCCAGTAATCTCCCCACATGGGAGAGCGCACGTGCAACCGTACCCATGTCAGAGATGATGCCTGTAAGGGTCATCTCTGTGCCGAAAACCCAGTCAGCGCCTCGTATCATCGCGATCGAGCCGTCCACTGTGCAATACGCACAGCAGGGGCTTAAACGTGAGATTTACGAATACGTTGACCGAGGACCCTTAGGAAAGATCCTCGGGTTCACGGACCAGGAGCGGAATCGCGCTCTCGCGCGTTCCGCCTCGGAGGACGGGAGTCTTGCGACTCTCGACCTATCCGAAGCCTCGGACCGTGTCCACTGGTATCTCGTGTACTTAATGACTCGGAGGTGGTCCCACTTGTGGGACTTTCTCTGGGCCACGCGTACGCGGGCGGCCGACGTTCCTGGATATGGGGTTATTCCCCTCCAGAAATTCGCGTCCATGGGTTCTGCGCTTACTTTCCCGATTGAAGCAATGGTCTTTACGACCCTCGCCGCACTCGGAATTGCGCAGACAGAACACCGACGCCAGTCAGTGACCACGCTGATTGGTCGGCTTAGCGTCTACGGGGATGACATAATTGTCCCCGTGGGTGCAGTGGACTGCGTCGTTGACTGGCTCGAGCACTTCGGTGCTCAGGTCAATCGTGCCAAAAGCTTCTGGAACGGAATGTTCCGGGAGTCTTGCGGCGGCGACTACTTTCACGGTGTCGACGTTTCCGTCGTCCGTGTTCGTAGCGAGGTTCCCACCTCGCGCAGTGATGCAGCCAACTTGGCAGCTCTCGTTGACTTCCGCAACCGCGCATATCGCGCGGGTCTGTGGGTCACGTGTGAGAAAGTGGATCAATGGTTGTCAAACCTGATCCGCCTCCCACGATCGAGAGTTACTCGAGAAGCC